GAAAACATTTTATAAGGCATTACTAATCACTGCTGAGGAAGCAGGAATTAATATAATTTCTAATGAACGCTGTTGTCAGCTACTGGCGTGGGTGTTGGAGATAGGAGGTTATACAGAGGAAAGTACTCATAATTTCAAACTTAATCAAGATATTCATATAGCGCAAAAACGCCTGAATATATTGGGAGGAGAAACGCCTAATACTGAACTGCTAACCATATTTCAGAAGTATCATTTAGAACTGCTAAACTTTTTAAACAAAAAGACAAAAAAGCCTCAATGGCTAATAGACTTTGAAAATTACTATAGGTTAAAACCTTACAAAAATAATTAACAACCCGATTTGAGATGAGATTGAGTGCGCATAAATCTTTATCAAATCTCTAATTTCAAATCAAAATGAATGAGTATCAAGAATTTTTAAAGAACAAAATCAAGATCGCTCCTAAACAAGGGTTTGAATGCTCGCTCGATGAGATTAACCCTCGTATGAAGCCCCACAATCGCCTTATGGTAAAGTGGATGGTCGAAGGCGGTAGGCGTGCTTGTTTTGCCTCTTTTGGGCTTCACAAGACCGTTACCCAGCTGGAAGCGGTTAGGGTAGTCCTTCAAAAGTTAGGAGGGGGCAAAGGGCTAATAGTATGCCCGCTATCCGTACGACAAGAGTTTGTCGAAGACGCTAAAAACATTCTCGGCTGGGAGGTAGCCCCTAAGTTTATACGCCGTATCGAGGAAACGGACGATAAGGACGGTATCTACCTAACTAATTATGAAAGTATCAGAGACGGCAAATTAGACCCTCGACACTTTCAGGTGGCAAGCCTTGATGAGGCGAGTATCCTCAGAGGATTAGGAGGCTCTAAAACATTCCGTGAGTTTATGAGGTTATTTACAGGTGATGCCGGGCCAATGCAACAGCGCAGAGTAGCGGACAACATCAAATACCGATTTGTAGCCACAGCCACTCCCTCCCCTAATGATTATATAGAGTTATTAGCGTATGCCGACTTCTTAGGGGTAATGGACGTATCACAAGCCAAAACACGCTTTTTTAAACGTGATAGTACTAAGGCTGATAAACTCACTTTGCACGCTCATAAAGAAGAGGAATTTTGGCTATGGGTGTCCTCTTGGGGGCTTTTCGTTACAAAGCCTTCTGATATTACCCAAAACGAAGCAGACGATATGGGCTACATACTCCCCGACTTAGATTTGCGTTGGCACGAAATACCTACTAACCACGAAAACGCGGGGGTAGAAAAAGACGGACAAGGAAAGTTGTTTAAGGATACAGCACTGGGGCTACAACAATCGGCACAAGAAAAAAGGGAGTCATTAGATGATCGCATTGCTAAAATGTTAGAACTCCGTGCTGAAGACCCTGAAGCACATCGTGTAATATGGCACGACTTAGAGAGCGAACGCAAGGCGATTGAAAAGGCTATCCCAACACTAAAATCAATATACGGTTCTCAGGACTTTGAAAAGCGTGAAGAGATTATAAAGCAATTCTCTTATGGCGAGTTGCAAGAGTTGGGAGCAAAGCCCGTGATAGCAGGCTCAGGGTGTAACTTTCAACGGTATTGCAGTTGGGCAATATACTTAGGGATAGGTTACAAGTTCAACGACTTTATTCAATCTATACACCGCCTGCAACGTTTCCTACAGAAAAACGTGGTGCGAGTAGATTTAATCTATACCGAAGCCGAACGCAACGTGCGTAAAACCTTAGAAAACAAGTGGAAAAACCATAACAAACTCGTAAAGAATATGACGGAAATAATCAAGAAATACGGGCTATCTCATTCTGAAATGGCTCAGGTGCTTACTCGCAAAATAGGGGTAGAGCGTATGGAAATAAAGGATAATTATTACCATATTGTAAACAATGACAATGTGTTAGAACTTGACCCTAAAGAAAACCCGCACGCACTAAAAGACAATAGTGTAGGGCTTATCCTTACTTCAATACCCTTCAGCACCCAATATGAGTACTCTCCTAATTATGCTGATTTTGGGCACTCTGAAAGCAATGAGGAGTTTTTTAAACAAATGGACTATCTCACCCCTAACTTATTCAGAGTATTGCAACCTGGCAGGATAGCGGCTATACACGTAAAAGACCGTATTGTGCCAATGGGGCTATCAGGAATGGGCGTACAAACCGTCTACCCTTTTCACGTAGATTGCATACAGCACTACACCAAGCACGGTTTCGCCTATATGGGTATGAAGACCATTGTTACTGATGTTGTGCGTGAAAATAATCAAACCTACCGCTTAGGGTGGAGTGAGCAATGCAAAGATGGAACTAAAATGGGAGTAGGAATGCCCGAATATCTCTTACTATTCAGAAAGCCTGCTACAGACAGAACTAACGCCTATGCTGATGAACCAGTTGTTAAGAGCAAGAGTGATTATTCGCGTGCTAAGTGGCAAATAGATGCACACGGATTTACACGCTCCTCAGGCAATCGTTGTTTATTCCCTGAAGAGTTGGCTAAACTACCTCACGATGTGATCTTCAAAGAGTACAAACGCTTTTCGTTGGAAACAGTCTATAATCACGACTTCAATGTAAAGATTGCGGAAACATTAGACCTACACGGCAAACTTCCCACCTCGTTTATGTTATTACAACCTCAGAGCTGGAGCGAAGAAGTATGGACAGATGTAACGCGTATGCTCACCCTCAACGGCTCACAATGGAGCAAAGGAAAAGAGATGCATCTTTGCCCAATGCAGTTTGACATTGCCGATAGAGTTATTGAGCAGATGAGCAACAAGGGAGATGTAGTATTAGACCCCTTTGGAGGGCTAATGACAGTACCCTATCGTGCAGTACTTAAAGGTCGTTATGGAGTAGGTTTTGAACTCAATCCACAATACTTTTTAGATGGTGCAGCATATTGTGAAGCAGCTGCACAAAAGATAAGTATGCCAACGCTTTTTGACCTTATAGAAGAAGCAGAGGCAGAGCAAAAACAAGCAGTCTAATACATCATTCATTTGTCTCCCCTTGTCTTTGGCGAGCGTTATTATTTGGCGTGCCATTGTCCAGAGAGCAAGTTAAGGGCAAGGGGAGTTTTTAATGCCTACACTATGGAAAGAGAAACATTTGTTTTTTACAAAGATTGGTTGAATGTTATTCGGGATTTGCCAAGTGAGGTTCAGTTGGAAGTTTATCAGGCTATTACGGAATATGCCATATATGGTAACTTGATTGAACTAAAACCACTTGCAAAAGTAGCATTCGGATTTGTAAAGCAAACGATTGATAGGGATACACAAAAGTATATATCAATCAAAGAAAAGAGAAAAGAAGCAGGAGCAAAAGGAGGAAGACCGTTGAAAACCAATGAATTAGAAGAAAGCAAAGAAAAGCAAAAAAAGCAATTGGTTTTTGAAAAAAGCAAAAAAAGCAAAAGCCCCCTTAATGTAAATGTAAATGTAAATGATTTTTCTCTTTTAGAAAAAGAGAAACAGAAAAGAGTGTGTGTCGATTTTGGCGAGGGCGAAAAAAAAGAACAGCCTTTAAACGCTAAAAAAGAAACCTCCCCCCAAGTTGCGCCCGCCCCCCCTCCTTTCAATTTCAGAAAGGCAATGCTTGCGGAAGGTTTTGCCCCCGAACTTGTAGATGAGTGGTTAAAGATTCGCAAGGCAAAGAAAGCTATAAACAGCGAACTTGCGTTTAAAACATTCATTGAGCAGGTGAGAAAAACAAATCAGGATATAAACGCGATACTGAGTATCATAGTTCAAAAGCAATGGAAAGGTTTTGAGGCTGACTGGCTACATAACACACAAGCCCCTCACCTCATTGCTAACAATCAAATCATCTTAGACGAAAATGGAAACATCATTACAAACGGACAACAGCAGCAATCTACAAGTGATAAACAGCAGTATTATGTCGGTCGCCAAACAGCCGATAACATTAGAAACAATATGCAAGGCTGGGGAACTCACACCTTTGGCGATAGCTAAAACAAGCCACCAATATCCACGACTTAGAGACCTTAACCGCGAAGTAATAGCCCCAACATTCGGAATGGTATTCACTCGCATTGCTACTCTTGTAGGACTTAAGGGAGAAATCGACCCTTTGCAAAAGCAGGAAATATGGAATGCTGTTTTTAGTCGTTTTTCAGGACTTTCTTTTCAAGAGATATACAAAGCCTTTCAGATGGACAGAAGTGGGGAATTTGGCAACGTGACAGAGCATTTTCAATTCTTTGACATATCTTACGTCTGTACGGTTTTAGGAAAATATCGCCAATGGCTGCAAGACACTCAGCGAGCGCATAACATTAACATTTCACAATTACCCGAAAATCAAAATACAATGACAGAAGAGGAAAAAGAAAAAAACGTACTTCGTTGGCTCAATGAGCATTTTGAGGAGTACAAGGAAACAAAGGAATTGCCTATGTTGTCTGTACCCGTATACGATACACTCTATCAGCGAGGTATATTACAACCTTACTTCGCTACACTTACCGAAAAGGACAAGCAACTAATGCGAGCGGAAACCGAGAAGCGACTTAGACAAGAGCAAAATAAGGCAAAGGATAAACAGGAATATAGTGCAATTAGGGCATTGATAGATCATTTTCAAAACAGCACCAATGACCCTGACGGAAAGATAAGGAGATTAAAAAAAGAAGATACTTTGAAATTCTTTTACAATCACCTCATTACACAAGGCAAGGAACTTTCGGAATTACTAACTCAAAAACACTGAAAAATGAATAAAAACAATAAATTTATAACAGAACTCCGTGCAAGAGGGCTAAATATAACCCCTCAAGAAGCGCAAAACCTAATGAATATCGCAATTGCTGAACACGATAAAGCAGTAGTAATGCCCGTACTCAAGCGTGAGAAAATAGCACACTATGCTATACTTGCTTTATCGTACGCTGATAGCCTCAATGAACTTATGTACGGAATTGACGATACAAAGTTCAGCAGAGAATTTAAACTCGCCTTTCGTAGACTAAAACTATATAGCGGCGAGGCAGTCAAGCAATTCAAAAAAACAATGAAAGATGATAAAGTGTTAATCGATGCCTTTGAGTCGTATTCTAACGACTTATCGGAAATGATATACCAGCACTTAGATGTTATTAACGGAAAGTATAAAGAATAATGAAACTCATAGACCTATTCAGCGGGATTGGGGGCTTTTCACTCGGCTTTCAACAAGCTGGCTACCAATTTACCGAACACTATTTTTCAGAGATTAACAAAAGCGCAATCGCAAACTATAAAAACAATTTTCCAAATGCAAAATACATCGGAGATATTACCTCTATTCACGGAGGAGACTTTACAGGAATTGACATTATCACATTCGGATCGCCTTGCCAAGATTTCAGCCTTGCTGGAAGAAGAGAGGGGCTTAAAGGAAACAAAAGTAGCCTTATCAAAAAAGCAATTGCCCTCATTGCTGACATCAGACCAAATATTTTTATCTGGGAAAATGTTAAAGGAGCTTTCAGCTCCAATGCTCGCGCAGACTTTTGGGCGATTATCCAAGCGTTTGCCAACATTGGGGACTATCGACTTGAATGGCAATTGCTTAATACAAGCTGGATTTTACCCCAAAATCGAGAGCGGATTTACCTTATCGGACATCTTGCAGGACGAAGTGAGTGCGGAGTATTTCCTATCACAGAAAATGACATCAAAGGGAGATTAAATACCCCGAAAGACACCCACATACAAGTAGGTACTTATCGCACACACAACGACGGCAAGGGATTTAGAGAAGTAAAAAGCAATATCGCCCCTACCATTCCTGCTCGTGCTCGCCAAGATGGAAGTGGTATGCCTGTTATACAAATAAATCCGTCTAAGGAATCCAATGGCAGACAGCCCTACCAACAAAATAGAGTATTTGACGAAAGAGGGATTAGTCCAGCTTTAACAAGACATAACAGCGACTACGCAATTAGTAGAATGCGTCGTCTCACAGAGATAGAATGCGAACGCCTGCAAGGATTCCCTGAGAATTGGACGCAATATGGCAATTACGATGGCACAATAAAACCAATTGCCAAAACACAACGTTACAAGCTCATTGGCAACGCCGTAACCGTGAATATTGTAGAATTAATAGCAAAACGATTAAAATTACAGAATAATGAATAACACCCTATACCTTACAATCCAAAAACAATGGTTTGATATGATACTCTCAGGGGAAAAGACAGAAGAGTACCGCGACATCAAGCCGTATTACAACCTTCGACTTATCGGAAAAGAGTACGACACTGTTGTATTTCGCAATGGCTATGCTCGTGATGCTCCAAGCCTCACCATAGAATTAAAAACAATACGCTTTGGAACGGGTAAACCCGAATGGGGCGCAGAAGCCAATAAAAAGTACTTCGTACTATACTTAGGAAAAATTATTAACGCTAAAAATATTGACAAATGAGAACAATTCAAGAACTCGTGCCCCTTATCCAAGAATGGGCAAAAGAAAGAGAAATCTATGAGAAACTAACACCCTTTGATGAACTCCTCAAAACCCACGAGGAAGTCGGCGAACTCATCAAGGCGTGTTATGATAACGACAAACCAGCTATTCAGGACGCCATAGGCGATGTAATGATAACAATGATTAACTATTGTTACTTTATAGAATTGGATGCTATAGAGTATATTAAG